ATTTTCGACGGAGCAGTGCCTGATTGGGCTTTATCTGCTAGGGATTTAACACAAGATGGTTGCACACTTTATGGTGTCAAATGGAAGCAATCAAATAATTCTTGGATTACTCCTATTCGTGATCCACAAAGTAAAAAGCTTATGGGTTGGCAAGAGAAGAGTCAGACAGAAAGATTCTTCCGTAACCGTCCTACTGGAGTAGCTAAGTCTAAGACTTTGTTTGGTCTAGATACTTTTAAAGGCGGGACTATGATTGTAGTTGAGTCTCCTTTAGATGCTGTGAAACTGGCATCATTGGGAGTCTTCGGTGGTGTCTCAACATTTGGTGCATCTATCAGTGACGATCAGATTCAGTTAATGAAGGCAGCAGATAAGCTAATCATTGCTATGGATAATGACTTAGCCGGTAGGAAAGCTTCAGCGGATATGTTAGAGCGTACTCGCAAAGAAGGTATGGAGTGTTGGTTTTTAAACTACCAGGGTAGTGAGTACAAAGACCTTGGCGACATGCCAGAAGATTTGGTACACTATTGCTTAGAGGGTTCAAAACATTCAGTGTTTGGGGAGGCAGCATTCTTATGATCATCGGACTAACAGGCTATGCACAATCAGGAAAAGACACAGTGGCTAATATCTTAGTAGAAAACTATGGGTATACTCGCGTAGCATTTGCAGATAAGATTAGGGACTTTCTTTATGAGATGAACCCTATGGTAGACAACGTTGCTGGTGAGCCTATCTTTCTTAAAGAACGTGTTGATCGTGATGGTTGGGAAGTAGCCAAAAAGAATCCACACGTTCGCCGTGCCCTGCAGAACGCAGGTGTCTCTGCCCGTAAAGTGTTTGGAGAAGGTTTTTGGGTTCATGAGGCAATGAAGACTATGCTTGATGATCCTAGACCAGATATGAACTACGTTATAACAGATGTTAGGTTTCTTAACGAAGCTGATATGATCCGCGCTAACAACGGGCAGATCTGGCGTATCAAACGCCTTGGAGTAGACGCTGTTAATGCTCATGTATCTGAGTCACAGATGGACGGTTACCCTGTAGATCAAATCTTTACTAACAACTCTTCTATAGAAGATTTAGAGCTCATGGTTAAGACAAGAATGCAGGGGGTACTTTCACATGGCTAAACCATCAATTGATTATAATATATTAGAAGAGCTTCCAGAAAGATTCTGGGATAAGGTTAATAAAACAGATGACTGTTGGCTATGGACCGGCAAGATTGATGACGGGTATGGTAGATTCTCTTATAAAGGAATACTGTATTTAGTTCACAGACTTGTAGTTGCTACGCTAAAAGAACCTGTAGTGCATGGTATGGTTATTGACCATATTTGTAGAGTAAGAAACTGTTGTAATCCTGATCACCTTCGTCAGGTAACAATTTCAGAAAACACCAAAAGCCTTAAAAAACAAGAGGATCCAACTACTTGTGTGAATGGTCATCCTCTTTTTGGCAAGTCTGCGCAGGTACATATTAGTGAACGACGTACCCGCCATAATGGAGACACCACATCCATTACTTGTAAGGTTTGTAATTCAGTTCGTCGTTTAGAAAACGTATTAGAATCATCACGTTTGGACGAGCTTGTATGATGTGGTCTTGGATACTAGCAGTTATAGGTGTTACAGGCATCTATTTTGTAGGAAGAAAAACAATCTGGGGCTGGTTCGTACTTTTGTTTAATGAAGTGCTGTGGATTACCTATGCGGTAATCACATCTCAGTACGGATTTATCTTTTCAGCCATAGCATATGCAGCTGTGTATATTAGATCTTACATGCACTGGAGACGAGACGCGTGAGCTTTACAGGAACACTCTTACCTTACCAAGTCGATGCCGTAGAGGCTATGGTGGCACGCAAGAAGATGCTTGTGGCCTATGACCTTGGCTTGGGTAAGACTGTCCTGACTATTGCAGCCCTTGAAGAACTTAAAGACCTTGGAAAGATAACTGAACCTGGTATTATTATTTGCCTATCCTCATTGAAGTATCAGTGGGCCGAACAGATTAGGAAATTTACAAATGACGCTGCAAACGTTGTGGTCATTGATGGAACGCCAAAGCAAAGAGCCATCCAGTATGGGGAAGCGGTCGACTGGGGGCATTCGCTCACTGACTATGTCGTTCTTAACTACGAGCAGGTTGTTAATGACTGGGAGTATGTTCAACACCTCGCAAGAGGATTCGTTGTCTGCGATGAAGCAACCGCCATCAAAAGCTTCAGATCAAAACGATCAAAGCAAGTAAAGAAACTAACCAGCCCAGTTAAGTTTGCTCTTACCGGTACGCCTATTGAGAACGGTAAGCCCGAAGAACTGTACAGTATCATGCAGTTTGTAGATCAAAAAGTACTAGGCCGTTTTGATTTGTTTGACAAAACTTTTATTGTTCGTAACCACTTTGGTGGAGTAGAGAAGTATAGAAACTTACCTACCTTGAATAAGGCTATGGCAAACGCAAGTGTTCGCAAACGTCAGCAAGACCCAGACGTAGCACCGTATCTTCCTGACACTATCTTTGCTGAACCTATCCGCGTTCCCTTTGACAACGCCGGAGCAAAGCTGTACAACATAATTGCCAGAGAGATCTTAGAAGATCTTGAGCAAGCTATAGATAATTATGGGTCTTCATTTGACCTGTTCTCCCACTATACCGGTGAGAGTCAGAACGAAGCAGCCAATGCACTCAAAGGTAAGATCATGTCTAAACTCACAGCATTAAGAATGCTTTGCGATGCACCAGCTTTACTGTCTAACTCTGCTGGTAGATACCGGAAAGACTCTGACAATGGTTCTAAATATGTAAACGATTTAGATGAATCAGGAAAGCTCAGTGGCCTCAAAGCTCACCCAAAAGCTGATGCCTTGCGACGCTACGTGCAAGAGTTCCTAGATGTTAATGATCAGAATAAAGTTGTTATCTTTACTAGCTATGTACACATGGTAAAATTACTTCAAGCAAGTCTTGAAGAATACCAACCACAGATTTATACAGGAGAGCTAGATGCTAAAGCTAAAGAGGTTGCTAAGGTTACTTTCCAAACTGAGCCAGGTTGTCGCATACTTATTAGTTCTGACGCCGGTGGCTATGGCGTGGATCTTCCTCAGGCTAACCTACTTATTAATTACGATCTTCCGTGGAACGCAGGTCTGGCGTTACAACGTAATGGGCGTATACGAAGGGCCTCTAGTACTTGGCCTTCAATTGTTATTCAAGACTTCCTAATGGAAGGTTCTATTGAAGAACGTCAGCACGACATGTTGTTACAGAAGAACGCAGTAGCCGATGCCATTATGGATGGCGAAGGTATCAACGATGCTGGTGGAGTAGAGTTAAATTTAGGCAGCCTTAAGGCGTTCTTACAGACGACAATGGTTTAAAATATTTACTATGCCAAACGCACCTAAGACCCCAACCCGCACTATCCGGGTATCTACTGAGCTCTGGACCTCTGTCAAAGACAAGGCCGAGATCGATGGCCGTACTGTTACGGATGTAATTGTCTCTGCTCTAAAAGAGTATGTTAAGGTGGAGTTGCACGACCAGATTTGATGTGGTATGCCAAATGTTATCGAAAGAAACTTGCCTAGCGAAGGCAATACAATCACTAGTAAGGTACGCAAGTACGTCAGCCTTAAGAGTCGTATAGACGACTTAGGTAAAGAACAATCAGCTCTTAAAGCAGAGCTTTCAGACCTTGTAGACAACGAAGGTACTCCAGATGAGAAGGGCCATATCTGGTATTCATTGCCAGAAGAAGTAGATGGCTACCAGTCTCTACAACGTCAACGCCGCGTCACACAGAAACTTGACGAGGACGAGGCATCACGCACACTACTGAGCAAAGGCTTGACAGAGCGTTGCTATAAGATGGTCCCTGTATTAGATGAGTCAGAAGTAATGGCGTGTCTTTATGAGGGGCTAATCACAGAAGAAGAGATCGATGCAATGTTTCCTAAGTCTATTAGTTATGCGTTCATACCGAGCAAGTCATGACTAACGAGGATCCAGTAGACCGCCTTCTTTCTGAACTAGATGATTACTATCCTGGTTCCAAGAAGAAGCGTCGTCCCCTGAATCCTCAGGCTAGAAAACCAAAAGTACAAGAAGAAGGATCCTGGGACTCAAGTCCACAGGTAAAAACACTACCTAACGGAAGTGTGGTAGAATTGTTTAGTGCAGGGGCTTTTGCTCTTGCGCTAGGTAGACCACTAGTAACTGTAAGACTTTGGGAACGTAAAGGTTATATACCACGTGCACCTTATCGTCTTAAGTCTATGTTAGTTGATGGTGTAAAGAAGCCAGGTTGGCGGATGTACAGCAGAGACATGGTGGAATCTACCATACAAGCTTTTGAAGCCCGCGGGCTAATGGAAGCTGCAAGAATTGATTGGAATCGTTACTCAGAACTATCAATTGAATTGATGGAGACTTGGAAAAAGATTCACAATCAAGAAACCAATTGACCAACGACCTAATGAAAGAAGACCAAAATGACCACATCATCGTTTCGCGTAAACAAGTCAGACGTTCCAAACGTCGACTCATACACATCACC